GTATCGTATTATGTACACACACTATTAACCCTTTGAAGAGGAAATAAGAATGGCATTTCAAGTATCACCCGGCGTTGAGGTAAAGGAAATCGACGCAACAAATGTGATACCCGCAGTAGCTACCAGTATTGGTGGTACGGCAGGTATCTTTAGGTGGGGGCCTGTAGAAGAGATAATGACTGTAAGTTCTGAAAAACAGTTAGTGGAAACTTTTGGTGCACCTACAACAACAAATTCAGCAAATTCGTTTTTTCCTGCTGCTGGATTCCTAAAATACGGATCCACTCTACGAGTGGTAAGAGCTAAAACTACTGGTATGTCAACAGCAGGTGATGCATCAGCCTATACATCAGATACGTACGACAGCGAGGCAGAATACGGTGATAATAACTGGGTTGCTCGATGTCCCGGACTTTTAGGAAACAGCTTAGGTGTAATCGCATGTGTTCCTGGTGCCACTGTATCTACTGATCAGTTTAATCATGATACCTTTGCACCTTACAGATCATATTTTAATGGCCCTCCCGGAACTTCGGATTTTGCAGAAAGTATTACCGGATCTTCCGCTTTTGGTGATGAAGTTCATGTAGTAGTGATTGACGCAGGTGGAGTATTTACCGGCACCAAAGGAACTGTGCTAGAAACTTTTGGTTATATGAGCGTTGTCAAAACCGCAAAAGCTGCCGATGGGACTAGCAATTACTTTAAAGATGTCATTGATACACAATCTCAATACATTCGGTTTGGTAGAGAAGTGAATCGCGCTGACGCGTTTGGTGCTGTTATAGATTCTATCAGCTCTACAGATTCACCAATTGCGGGTATCACTGGGTCTGTTTCTAATGTGGAATTATCCAACGGTTCAGACGGAACTTATTCTGAAGGCCAATTATCAACGGCACTTGGACTGTTCGCAAATGATGCTTTAGTTGATGTTAATTTACTGTTTGCTCAAGGCGATGCAGCTTTTGCAAATACAACTATTAATTCTAAGCTAATTGAGATTGCTGAAAGCAGAAAAGATGTTGTTTCATTTGTTTCACCACCGTGTGCTGTAAGTAAAGTATCAAATCCTATGAGTACAACTGAAGGTGTACTTGGATACTTTGCACAATCTGCAGTAAGCACTTCAAGTTCTTATGTACTTTCTGATTCATCAGCTTTATATATTTACGATAAGTATAATGATACACATCGCTATATTACTGCAAATGGACATCTTGCTGGTCTATGCGCAAATACAGATCGCGTAGCAGATGCTTGGTTCTCTCCAGCTGGCCAAAATCGTGGTCAACTTTTAGGTGTAACTAAACTAGCATTTAATCCAGATAAATCACAACGTGATGACTTATATCGTGCAAGGATTAACCCAATTGTAGCTTTCCCAGGTTCTGGTATTCAACTATTTGGTGATAAGACTCGATTAGCTAAGCCAAGTGCATTTGATCGTATTAATGTTCGTAGACTGTTTATCACATTGGAAAAAGCAATTTCAACTGCTTCAGAAGCTATGCTTTTCGAATTTAATGATGAGTTTACACGAGCTAACTTTAGAAATATGGTCGAACCATTCTTAAGAGAAGTAAAGGGTCGTCGCGGTATTACTGATTTCTTAGTAGTATGCGATGAAACAAATAATACAGGTAATGTTATTGATACTAACCGCTTTGTGGCTGATATCTATATTAAACCTGCTCGTTCAATTAACTTTATTACACTAAACTTCATTGCTACTCCAACAGGCGTTGAATTTAGTGAAATCGCTGGTCAATAGGAGTAAATAACAATGGCTATTTTAGGTGTAGATGACTTTAAGTCGAAACTAACCGGGGGTGGTGCTCGTGCCAACATGTTTAAAGTAACATGTAACTTTCCTGGATACGCGCAAGGGGATGTAGAACTTACATCTTTCTTATGTAAAGGCGCTCAGTTGCCAGCTTCTATAATTGCTCCGATTACGGTACCTTTCCGTGGTCGTCAATTACAAATTGCTGGTGATCGATCGTTTGAACCTTGGACTATTACAGTACTTAATGATGCGGATTTTGTTATTCGTGATTCATTTGAGCGCTGGATGAATGGTATTAATCAACATAATAACAACGAAGGTTTTGTTGATCCTGTTGATTACCAAGCTGATATGATTGTTGAACAATTACGTAGAGATGGTACCGTTGCAAAACGTTATGATTTCCGCGGTACTTGGCCAACAAACGTATCTGCAATTGATGTTAACTATGACTCTGAAAATACAATTGAAGAGTTTACGGTTGAGCTTCAAGTGCAATATTGGGAATCAAATACCACTTCTTAATTGGTGTATAAATAATATAGTGAGGGGAATTTTCTTCCCCTCCATTATTATGGAGATTATTAGACATGGCTGAGTTTTTTGGCTTTGAGATAAAAAGAAAAGATGCAGATTCAACTGAGAAACCTTCAGTAAAGACCTTTGTCGCCAATGCGGAAGAGGACGGTGCCGGTGTCATTAAGGCTGCAGGGCATTTTGGATCTTATTTAGATTTAGAAGGCAATAATCAAAAAAATGAAGCGGACTTAATTCTTAAGTACCGTGATATTGCATCGCATCCAGAATGTGATACTGCAATTGAAGATATTGTAAATGATGC